GGAAACCATTTAGGCCGATCCATACATACTCAAGTTTTAATGTTGTTACTTCTTTCATTTTCTATTAAAGTCCTCTAATTTTTTTAATATCTCTTCATATGCTTGTTCAGTATCATCATAAATAGTCACACCCTGAACGTCTTGTAACGCTTTATTGTAAGATGTGCGTGGTGACAAGACTGATATTCCATGTTTTGCGTATTCCATTGAATGCTTTTCTGAATCATCTAGAGCGCAAAGTACGACGTCGCTATGAAAATAGTCTTGAGTTAATAACCATCTGTATTTTTCAGGCGAGAAATCGATATGACTGCATTTGATACCTGAATCCTTTGCCCAGCGATACGTGTCATACTTGCATTTAAGATTATCAGCAGGACGTGCTGTAATCAACTGTACAAACACTCCTTTGTCATATAGCTTGTTTGCAATATTTATCATCTTTTGATTAGATGTAATAGTCATTAAACCACCTTCAGCAACAAACTGCTGGAATGTTCCATCAGGAGACAAGCCGGCTGCCTTTACTTCCTTAGTAGAGTAATACTCAGTTGAATCAGGATCAACGTAAACACCATGTTCATCATGTAACCATTGTGTGAATGTAGCCCTGAACTCATTTAGAACGTCGTCAATATCAAACAGCACTACTGGTTGTTCTGGTTTCCAAGGATTTCCTTCAAACTCATGTCGCATATTTAGAAACAAATCTTTGCTATGAAAAGCTGCTATAAAATCTTCTTGAGAAAAATCCCAAAGATTCATAATTGCTAACATGTATCTGAATGAGTCAATTGACTTAAACAAAAGCTTATTTCTGTCTACTTCTTTTTTTACTAATCTATGATCTTTAAAATTAATAGAGTCGATTATACCAGAAGCTTCACTGTGTAGTGCTAGTGTAAATGATTTTGTAAGCTCTTGTTTTTCTTCGTTTGTTAGTGAATCCTTATCAAAAAATAAACTTGAAAACTCATTTTGAGATTCAAACATATGTAAAAGAGTAGACGATGACTTATTATGATTTTTTTTCACTTATGTTCCTGTATACTACTATTATAACATAGAATAAATGATTTTACAATTTTAGTATTTGTTCTTTATTCTATTTACAATGATGTCATGCTTTCTAACATAAGCATTAAAGAAATCATCAACTGAATAGCCTGATAGTATTAATAGACTTATGAAATAATTCTGAGCATCTACAAATTCTTCTAAAAAATGATCTCTATCGACAGCAGGATCATCGGTCAATTTGTGATCTTTTGTGTTTTTTAGAAGTTGTAGTGCCTCAAAAATCTCTTCAACTCCTCTGAGTGTTATCTCTCTGATTTGCTGTTGAGAAGACTTTTTTGACAAGTCAATAGGCCACCCTTCAGGGTAGACTTTTGCATACTTGTTTACGTCAGACATGAACTCCTCACGAAGTTCAAATATTTTATCTAGCTTGTCTTTCATTTGTTAAGTAGGCAATCGTCGTCAGTGTCAGTGACATTGATTACATCTTCTTGTGATAGTTTAGCAGCCTCAGATAGCATGCGTTCAATGTTCTCTGTTTGTGAATTAATGTACTTCTTGTGAAGTGTCATTGAGTCATCTGATCGCTCTACTCTGATTGTTCGTAGATTGTCAATGATGTCAGTCCCAGTAAGTAGTGCTACTTGTAAAAGTCTTGCAATCTCAGAGATTACGTTGTCGTCTAAATTATATGCTTTTTTCATATCAACCTCTTGTTAGTTAGATATTATTATTTTATATTATGAACGACTATTGTTTATTATTTTTAACCAACTGTGACACTTTTTGCAAGGTTACGTGGTTTGTCTACATTATGACCGAGCTCAAGCGTTGTATAGTATGCTATTAGTTGCATTGGTATGATAGTCAGGAAAGGAGACAAGAACTTTGATGTTAGTGGGACCGGAATGTTAATGTCAGATATTGACTTGACTTCTTTGCTATCGCTACCAACGGTAATTATAAATGATCCTCTTGCCTTTGCCTCGTGTATATTTGACAGTGTTCTTTCGTATGCGTCATCTTCAGGAATGACAGCAATTACAGGAATTCCCTGAGATAGCATTGCAATTGGGCCATGTTTTAATTCTGCACCGCTGTATGCATCACTTGGTATGTAAGATATTTCTTTTAACTTAAGAGCGCCTTCTTTTGCCACATACTCACTCATTCCTCGCCCTATAAACATTACATTTTTTGCATCTTTTATTTTTAATGCCGCTTGCTTTATTGGGTCTTGTTGTCTAAGGACTGATTCAATCTTTTCTGGTATTTCACACAATTCTTCTAAAAATTGCTTTCCTTGTGACTGTGTTAGATATTTGCTTCTTGCTAGTTTTAGTGAGAACATTGACAGAGCTGTAAGTTGTGACGTGAATGCCTTTGTTGATGCGACAGATATCTCTCTACCACTGTGAATATAAACTCCTGATCCACATTCCCTCGCAATTGTAGAACCAGGAACGTTTATTATACCCTTTATACTTGATGCCTTTAGAGAGACTTCTCTGATTGCCTGAAGTGTGTCGAATGTTTCACCAGATTGTGATATTGCAAACCACATTTCATTCTTTCCAATTATTGGGTTTGTGTCTATAATGTCTGATGCAGAGTATGCTCTCGATGGAACTTTACAAAATTCCTCAATCATTCTACTTACAATAGTTGCAGCGTGCAGTGACGTTCCACAAGCAACAAAACAAACTCTTGATAAACTTGATAATTCTCCTCTTTCAAGATTGAGCCCAGATAGCAAAGTATTGCCATTTTTTTTATCAAGCCTTCCTGCCAGGCACCGCCTAATTGACTCTGGTTGCTCAAATATCTCTTTTATCATGTAGTTTGGAAAACCGAGGTCTGCTAGAGCTATGTCTTTGTCAGCGTCATCTATTATTTCGACATTTGACTCTTTTATTGCACTGTCAAATGCGTCTAGTATATCAACATTTTCTTTTGTAACTACTGCTATTTCGCCATCTTCTAAATGAATAACCCTGTTTGTATGACGAACTAGAGCAAGTGTGTCAGATGATATATAATTTTTATTATCCCCTAAGCCTAAGATAATAGGAGAGCCCATTTTTGCAGCTATTATTATATTTGGATTATCTGCAAACATAACGGCAACACCGTAAGTCCCCTCAATGTCTGCCAAAGCAGATTTTACAGCAGCAAGTGGATCATCTGTATAGTATTTCTCTATTAAATTTGGGATAACCTCAGAGTCAGTTTGAGTTTTGAAGACTTTCCCTTCTTTTTTAAGAGATGTTTTCAATAAATCATAGTTGTCAATAATACCGTTGTGAACGACCATTATTTTTTTGTTAGTTGAGACGTGCGGGTGTGAGTTTATCTCTGATACTTCGCCGTGAGTTGCCCAGCGAGTATGTCCAATCCCTATTTTTGACTTTTTATTTCCAACTTTTTTGTCAAGCTCTGAAACGTGCCCAGTTGCTTTTATTGTTTTGAATTTGCCGTTTCTTATTACTGATATTCCAGCAGAGTCATAACCCCGATACTCTAGCTTCTTGAGTCCATCTACTAATGTTTTCTCAGCATGATCATCACCAATTACACCAATTATCCCACACATGTTTACTCACTTTTGTACTTGAGGCACCCAATATGTATTTCTACCATCTTTGGTTTTTTCTTTAATAACCTCATGTCCATAAATATCTTCTTTCTGCGAATATACCGTCATCTCTATATTATACTTTGAATCAGTGTAGTTATCAAAGTCGCTCATCAGCATCTTTGATTTTAGCTGTGAACTTTTTGCCATAATAAATTTTATAGATGTATTTAAAGCCACGAACTCTTCATCTTTAAGATCTTTTATAAGCCTGTTAGGAGATATTCTCGCTCTATACAGAGCTTCACTTTTAATGTAATTCCCTACTCCGGAAATAACGTTTTGATCCATGATCGCTTGAGCTACTGTCTTCTCTGATCTCATAAACATTAGTCTTGACTTTAATTCTTCGTCAGTTATATTAGACGTCATCATGTCTGGCCCGAGAGACTCAAGTTTATTAATTAGTTCTTTTTTATCACCTACAAACTTTATTGTTCCAAAGTTTCTTGTATCATTAAAATACAAAATATCATTGTCTAGATGAATTGCCACTCTGGCATGCTTTGATTTAGTCTCTGACCAATATCCGGTCATACCAAGTGAATTCCAGATAGATGATCCGCCTTCAAGAATAATAAAAATAAATTTACCTGTGCACCCAGCGCCGACGACATTGATAGGTAGAACATTCTGAAACTGTTCATATCCTTCGGGCAACTTTTTTTCGTATCTACCTGACAGTATCTCTATTTTTGTTAATTTTTTTGAAGATACTTTTTCAGCTAATAGTTCTGCTATTCTTTTTACTTCTGGGCCTTCTGGCATTTTTATTCCTATGTCTAATTAACTTGTGATGTTATTAAGAGTTTTGTTCAATCAGACTAATAGTCCCATGTCTCTGAGATAGTCTATTATTTGTTTGTTCACTGGGACATCTTTCCCATTTACTCTTTTGTGAGTGCTTGGGAGAGCCTTTATAGGTTTGTCCAGATGAAGGTTTTTAATTGTTCCAGTTTGATAAGTTTCATCGTAATAAGAGCCACCAGTTGGGTCTCTTTTTTCAGTAAGAATTATCTGTATTACGTGACGTAAGAATGTTTCCGTTATAGCAGTATTGCCGATGTCTTTGGAGGTTTTTTCGTTTTTTATATTCTCTTTAATACTGGTGTTTTTTTCTTGCCAATCGGCAGAAATTTTATCTTCAGTAATAGGACCGCCAGCAGCCCACGTATAACACGTTCTATCACTGTGACATTTAAAACTATGCATCCAACAATAACCTAAAGTCTCCCAAGGCTTGTTGTTTTCAATTGCAATTTCTATTTCCTCTTGCTTCATAATTGATCCTGGCATACAGTCTTGCATGTTAGGAGATATATCAAATGCAACGCAATTATAACATTTAGACTCTTTAGCGACTTCAGGCTCAGTGTTCCAGTGTTCAGCAGCTCTTTCCCAATATTCTTCATCGGTTAGATTTAGTGGTCCATACTGAATATAGTCTGCCTTAATAGCGGCATTTCTATTTTTAGTATTTAATTCTAGATCTTGTGTCGGTTCTGGGCAAATTAGCTTTTTTGCCTCATTTTTAAGCTTTCTCAAATTTTCAAGTACAAGTTTCATTCTAGTTCAACCTTTTATGACAAAGTATTGTTATTTGTTTGTATTAAATATGTCTCTATATCATAAAAAGATGACGCTAACAATGATAATTACTTCTTTTTTGCCTGATCTCGTATTTTTACAAGGTCAAGACCAGCACAATCAATCTTTCTTTTTGTTAGATTATAATGGTTAATGAATCCTTTAAAAGTTCCTCTTGCAGACTTGCTGTCGACCTTTGTCGTGAGGACACCGTTGTCATCTGTTGGTACTTCAAGTGGTATACCTATAGCCTTATGGATAGCGGCCCATAAAGCAACCAGGGCCTCCTGCTGTACATCGTAGAATCCAAGGTGAGATTCAAGTTTGGCGCCGTGTGCATACGCATCATTGATTATTGGCCTTGGGCCGAATCCTTTGCGCTCATACCAGTCTTGGTGTTTTAGGTAATAGGCATTTGATATTTCTACACCAACTGATTTATGGTTCCACTTTGAGCCACCGGCGTGCCAGGCTCCATGCTGTGTATCCATAGTTTGGAAAATACGTCCGTCATTGTCAATCATAAAATGAACTGAAATGTTTCTCTTTTTAAGAATTTTATGACATGACTCTGATGATAGACACACATCCCAGTGATTTACAAAGAATGATGGCTTTCTGTCTGGCTTTCCTGAATAGTTGTAATACGAGCCACTTACTGCCTCATACCCACCAGACTCACTCCATAAAGTTACCATAGGCCAGTCAATCTCAAAAAAGTTTCCATTGTGAACTATGTACTTTTGTTTCGATCCTTGCTCTGTGATCATTTGATTACTAAAGACTTGTGGCATATGATTATGAATTTTGTCTTCGCGTTCAGTAAAGACACGTCTGAAAGTTCCTGGTCCACATAGACCGTCAGCTTTTAGGCCGTTTTCTTTTTGCCAGGCCTTGATAGCCTTTACTAGATTGTCATCGAAATACTCTACATTGAACCATTCAGGAGTCCACCCAAGTGAGTCTGATGAGCTTTTGTTATAAAATACTTTGTCCATTTTTCTTCTCTTTTACATCATCTAAAAATGATTTTATTTTCATTGCATACTATTATGCCAGCCTCAACACGCTTATTTACTTTTGTCAGTAGCGTTATGAGGCTGGCATAATATATTTTCTCTTTACATGCCGAATTTATTCTCTACAGTTTCAAGCATGCTATCTAGCTCGCCTTCGCTCTTTCCGAGCCTAATCTTAATTTTAGCAATTTGTATAGCTGCACGCAATGCTTTAAGATCCATCTGATCTTTGTATTCAGCAAATAGTTCTTTTTGATCGTCTGCTAACATGCTTTTTTCATTTTCAATTCTCATGTACTTTGATACGAACTCTTCTACTTTCTCTTTAACTGCCATGATGGCTCCTTTTATTGTCTATTACTATTCAAAGTCGATGCTAACATCAACGCTAATTGTCATTGTTGGGACTCGCAAGTGATTTGCAAGACCATGCTTTTTTGCATCTTCAGCTGTTAAAAACCAATCAGCGTGTCCTCTCTCGTGAACTTCGTCAAGAAAATGTGACTTCTTTTTGCCACAATTAGTTGCCATCATTTCAAATATTTTCTTATTAAGCCTGTCTGATTCCTCTGCAGATGCTTTTGTCTCTTCATTCTTACCAAATGACATTGAACTTACATCGTGAATCATAACTGTTGCATCTTGATCCATGTATCTCATTCCATCTGCGCCGCAACTAAATAGAATTGCACCACAACTCATCGCCTTTCCTTCAACAATTGTTGCAACAGGAATATCTGAATGTTTAATTGCCGAGATCATTGTCATTAGCGAGTATACTTGTCCACCATATGATGAAATTACAACTGGAATTACTTTTTGTCCAGTGCTATGAGCTCTTGCTACCTCGTTTTGAAAAGATGTAGCAGAATCTTCATCAAACTTGTTTACCCTGATTATTACAGGAGACTTTCTTAGTTCTAGTTCACGAATTAATGGTGAAACTTTACTTACCCACTTCATTATACTCTTCCTCTTTTTTGTATGTTATATTATATGTTATTTTTCTTAAGTGTTTAAAAGTCAGCCACACTTAGACATTGAACAAGCGGTGCATGATACACAACCTTCTTGGAAGACTAGTGTTCCCTCTGCGCTACAGTTAGAGCATTTTCTTTCTGATGATTTTGTTCCATCTTGAATGTATCTTTTTAGAGTTCTTGCGATTACTTTTGAGAAACTTGACATGTCAGCATCTCTGTCTTTCTGTAGTTGTTCCACCATGTAGTGAACTTGGGCACCATGACGTAGACCAAGTGAAATAACTCTTGTAAAAGAAGCGTAGTTTGGATTATCAAACAATTTAACAATGTTTTTTACTATTACTTTTTCATTAGGTTCACCAAAGTGAAGATCATAAATGCTATTCATAGACTTTCGTTGGTGCTTTACAATCTTTCCGGTCTTATATTTTGTCGGTATTGTAACATACTCAGATAATCCGCCTAACAATTCGTAGGGTCTACCATTCATTAATCCAACTAATATTGTCCACTGTTCTCCTTGTATTGAAGCATGATGAATGTCACATTCGAGCTCAGTTGGTCTCTTTGGAGCATTGTGTGGCTCAAAAGTATTCTCTTCTTTTAGCTTTGACTTGTCAATTAATACTCCTGATCTTGAACCTTCACGATATACAGTGAATCCTTTGCAACCAGACTCCCAGGCCGCCTCGTAGATCTCCCTAACATCTTCTTGAGTTGCATCTTCTGGCAAGTTGCAAGTTGAAGAGATACTGTGGTCAATCCATTTTTGAGCAACAGCTTGAATTTTTACTCTTTGTTTCCAGTCAAGATCATTTGCAGTAGATCCCCAATATGGTGAATCTTCAATATTTTTGTTGCCAGTGACATCCATCCACTGCTGAACGCCGTGATGATGAACATCATACTCTACCCACTTGTCACCTAACTCATCTATAAAGTTAGCTTCTATGTTTTCTGAATGTGCTATTTTTCTGCGTCGTGTGTATTTGAGCATAAAAGCAGGCTCAATACCTGAAGTTGTTTGAGTTAATGTTGAGACAGAACCAGCAGGGGCAGTTGTTGTAAGAGCAATGTTTCTTCGACCATTCTGATTATAGAGTTCAGAAAGCCCTTCGTCTTCACTAAGAAGTCTGTTTAGATATTGATGACCTCTCTCTCTTTCATGACTGAATGCTGGGAAAGTTCCTCTTTCACCTGCCATTATACATGATGAAATATGTGAGTTTATTCCGAGATATTTATAGATTTCTTCAATTGTCTCTACGGACTCATCTGAACCATACTTCTGATTAAGCATTGCGAGTGTATCACCTACTGCCGTTACTCCTAACCCTGTCCTACGTCCATTTAATGCTTGTTCTTTAATACCTTCCCATAGCTCTAGTTCAATTCTTTTAACACTTTCGTCTTCTGGATCGTTTTGTATTTTGTTTATTATCTTGTCTACTTGTTCTATCTCTAAGTCAACAAGATCATCCATAAGTCTTTGTGCTTTTTGGACTGCAGAGGCAAACTTCGGCCAGTTAAATCTAGCATGTTGTGTAAATGGCTTTTGAACAAACTTGGCGAGATTAACCACCATGAGTCGGCAGCTGTCTTTTGCTGATAGAACGATTTCTCCGCAAGGGTTGCTGCTGACTGTCTTAAAACCAAGATCAGCATAGCAGTCTGGAATTGAGTTGTCTATTACGGTGTCCCAGAAAAATATTCCAGGTTCTGCCATTTTATGAGCTGAGTCTATTATTTTATCCCATATTTCAGTAGCTCTTACTATTTTTGTTATTTCAGGGTTTGCTGATTCTACAGGCCACTGAAGTTGGTATTCATCGTCATTCTTTACAGCATTCATAAATTCATTATTTAGTCTAACAGATATGTTTGCTCCGGTCACTTTTGTAAGATCACGCTTTATATTAATGAATGTTTCAATCTCAGGATGTCTGCAGTCTACAGAGAGCATTAGCGCACCACGTCTGCCGCCCTGTGCTACCTCTCTTGTAGAGTTAGAGAATCGTTCCATAAAGATACCAATCCCATCTGTTGTGCGAGCTGCATTTGATGTTGCGAGACCCTTTGGGCGAATATTAGAGATATCAAATCCTACTCCGCCTCTGCGTTTCATGATTTGAACTTGCTGTTGATCTGTATGAAGAATTCCAGCATAACTATCAGCAGGACTGTCGATTACAAAACAGTTAGAAAGTGACTGTATTTGATATGGGTTCCCTACTCCTGACATGGGTGACCCTTGTGGGACTACCTCCCAAGACGAGAATAGATCATAGATTTCTTTTTCTGAAAGTGGGTTTGGGTAGTTTGACTCTATCCTGGCGAATTCTTTAGCCATGCGATGGTGCATATCGTCAGGTGTTTCTTCTTGTAAATTTCCTTCTTTGTCAGTAAGGGCATACTTTATATGAAAAACTGATGCAGCTAATTCATCGCCATTGAAATATTGTTTTGATTTTTCAACAGCACTTTCAATTGTTATTTCTTTTTTCATTTACTTCCTTTATAGTGTTGTTTTATTTTATCTTGTTTTTTGAATTTGATTAATGATTTTATTGCTTACTTCCACTGACTTCGCCCCACTTGCGCTTTAGAAGTTCTTTCATTTTTTGACTGTCGTTTTTATTAACTTCATCAAACGTCATGGACGAATCTGATAGCACTTTAAACTTTGAACATGCTGTGTCAATATGTATAGGAAACAACATTCCGTCTCTTCCTGCTCTGTTTTTGGCAACAAATAATCTTGCCTGACCACTTTCTTTCTCTTCTGGCTTGCGCGAGATAGTAAGAACAACGTCACAAATCTGTGCTTTTGCGTATGATTCACCCATATTCTCTAGTCCTACAACATTTGAGTTTGAACCGTCTTTATTGCTTTGTGAAGCAGTCCAGATTGGTATGTTGAGCTCCATTGCAAGGTTTCTTAGCTCTTCGTATACTAACTTTAGTTCATGTCGCAATGAGTCGTATGCTTTTGAGCTTTTCATAATGTCTGCGTAGTCTATAACTATTAGACTTGGTTTAAAATCTTTTAGAGATAACTTTTCAATATGATTTCTCATCATATTGATTGTGCAAGAGCCAGTTGGGTATTCTTTTATTATTAATCTTCCTAAGTCCTTATCAGAATAGCGCTTCATTACTATTTCTTTGTTATCTTGAACTTCGTTGCTGGGTATGCCGCATAGATTAGAGTCATAACGTAGACCAACAGAAGTCTCAGAAAGTTCAAAAGTATAATGAATTACATTCTTTCCACGCTTTAGTGCTGCAGCTCCCATCTCTACAAGGAAGTGACTCTTTCCGACGCCTGTGTTTGCAACTATACAAGCTAACTCGCCGCGCCCAAGGCCACCATTAAGAATATCTTTTGTGTCTATCTGAGCAATGCCAGTAGGACAGACTTGTCTTTCTATCTTAACAAACCTTGCTTCAATATCTTCAAAGAAATCGTGCCCAGTAGATACGGGTATACCTACTGAAACTGCATTCTTCATAAGGCCTACAACAGAATCAAAATTGTCGTCTGAAACCATCGTTACTGCTTCTTCAAGTGCCTCTTTAAAAGCCTGACGTCTGCAAAAATCTAGTGTCTTGTCTTTTACAAACTGAAGATCGCCAATACTTGGGTTGCTTTTTATTCTTACAAGATATTCTATAATCTGGTCACGTAAAAGTACGTCTGTTCCAGAAGAAAGATCATCTTTTATTATTGTTATTAGCAGCTGTAATGTTGGCCAAGTCTTGTATTTTTGAAAATATGCAAAATATCTGTCTGTCAAATAAGCAAGATATCGAAGTTCGAAGTATCCAGGCTCCATAACTTCTGACATCTGTGATGCCCATGGACTGTCATGAAGAAGACATTGAAATATCTTTTCTTGAAACGATTTACCGTATTGCCTGAAGTGTTGTGTAGCCGATTCATCGAATTGATATACTTGAGCTGTTGCCTGTGACAATTTATCTTCCTTTATCATAGTGAATAATTTAATTCTTTAGTGTGAAGTCAATGACAAAGAAAAGTCTTTCAATGTCGAATCTATTAAGTCCTTGCTTGACTAACAACCTGAACATTCCTATTTTATCTTTTTTTGGTTCAAATGTATCAATAGTATAGTTTATTTTTTTGATTTGAACTGCAGATAAATTTTGTGTATCGAGGTACATTAGCTTCCAGTTTCTTCTAATCTTGTCATGATTTTCATTTATTTCTTTATATATTTTTAGTTTGCTTATTTCAGATTGCTTCTTGCTAACTGCTAAAACCATGTCAATGTCTATTTCATCTTCTTGTGCGAACTTTGGAAACCGCTTTACTATTGTTTTAAAACCAGCGCCCTTAATGCCGTCAATATTATCAGACGGGTCTCCCATTAATGTTCGTGCTAGACAAAAGTTTTTAGGGTGTATTCCAAATCTTTCAAAAACATCTTCACTTTTGATAAACTTTTTTGAAGTAGGTGAATATATTGTTGTTTTGTCGTCTAGAAGTTGATAGAAGTCTTTATCTGATGATAGAACAACGCAGTCATCATCAGAAAATTCATATTTTGTTAGATAGCCTATTACATCGTCTGCTTCGCAGTCTTTTACATACATCTGAACGACAGGGATCTTTCTCAACATCTCCATCAACAAGTTTATCTGGTACATTCTGTTTTCTACTTCATCTGCACTTGTTGCGTTATCGTCGTATGTTCTATTTAGCTTTATTGGCTTTCTATTAGACTTGTAATCTTTAAATAGTGATCTTCTACGCGGTGATCCACCTGACTCAAAAACAATTACTACTTTTTTTGGATAAATTTCTTCAAGAATATATTTGAAATTGTTTAAGAACCCAATTACTCCGCCTACAGGGATACCATCTTTGTTAAGCGTAGGATTTACTGTAAAATGGCGAGTGAATATGTTAAGAAAATCAATTATTAGTATTGGCTGATTTTTCTTTTTCATGTCAGGTCATCATATCCATCAGAAATATCTTCAACTTCAAGAGCTATTGCTTTCATCTCTTCAAAAGAGTTTGTGTCAATATCTACTTCATCGTTATTACCCATTACTTTTACCATAGTCTTCTCTAGCAAATCGTCTATGTATGTAGTATATGCTGGGTCTATTATGATTTTGTCAAAATCTGCTTTGTAGAACTTCTTATCGACTATAACTTTACCTGATTTTTCGTTGACAACATTTAGTGTTTTCCAGGCTCCTGTTCCGGTGACAGATATTGTATTTCCTTTTACAGTCTCTTCGCCGTGCTTTCTAAGAATATCGAACATCTCTTCGTGTTCAACAATACCTTTTCCGAAGTGAATCTGAAACTTTACAGTTCTGAATGGTGCGGCGACCTTGTTCTTGATTGTCTTCGCAGAGACATTAATACCGATTACATCTTCACCATTTTTTATTTGTTGTCCAGCTCCTAACTTGATCCTTGTAGTTGCGTGGAAAGGAATAGCTTTACCACCCGGAGTTGTAGTGTTGTCTCCGTACATAACACCAACATTTACTCTGATCTGATTGAGACAAACCATAAGCGTATTTGTTTGTCCGATTATTCCTGTAATCTTTCGCATGCCCTTTGATATAGTTCTGGCATTTAGTGCGATACTATTTTGATCGTAGTCACCCTCAAGCTCTGCTTTTGGTGAAGTAGCAGCTACACTATCCCAGATAATTGTAATAGGTACATCTTTATTCATAGCTTTTGCTTTAAGAATAGTTGACTCGGCAATTGCAAAGACATTTTCTGTGCAGTGTTCATCGACATAAACAAACCGCGTAGAAACATCTACACCAAGGTTGGCGAGGTTCTCTGGGCTTGTAGCATTCTCGGTATCAATGTATACCACAATACCACCCATACGCTGTGTTGATGCTGCTATCTGAGTTGCAATGTGGCTTTTTCCAATTGAAGGTGGACCGAACATTTCAATAATGCGTCCTTCTGGGAGTCCGCCGTCTCGCCTGTTTGAACAGATATAATCAAGCAGCCTTGAACCTGTTGAAATCCACCGCTTGACGTGTGTAGGAGAGTCGTCTGCGCTAAGATTATATGCGACCCTGCTTCCTTGTTCTTTGTTTAGTGACTTAATTAGATCACTTGCAAAATCTTCAAGATCTACATTATTTTCAACGTTTTGTACTTTCTTTTTTCTAGCCATGCTGTTCCTCTTTGCTTACATTTATAATACTTTGTTTTTTGTTTTTGTTCATATAATACTAAAACGGACAACAACTATTTCAAGCTGCTGTCCGTTTATTTAGTTTTTAGAACTTGTAGCGCTTTGGAACCCTATAAGTCTTCTAGATCCGCAAAAGCGTCGTCAAGAGACTTTGTAGTGGTTGTTGCTGCAGCAGCAGCAGGAGCAGCAGTAGCTCGTGCAGGTGTGCGACCACGTTCTGTTCCGGTATTCTCTTCGTCATCACCATTTAACCAGTCATTTACTATCTTCTCTAGTGCCTCGTAGGTCTTTAATTCGTAAAGATCAGTTGGGGCTGGGATATTCTCTAGCCAAGTAGCCAAGAGCTTTGAGTCTTCAGTAAGTGAAGTTACAGAACCACGTGGAGTCACTGAAGTTGTTGCATACTGTCGTCCGGGTGGCTTTTCACAGACAATACGAATATCTCGTCCCTTGTCTACGTCGGTAATATCTCCGTAGTCTTCATCAAGCATAAGATTAAGAAGATCCTGATATACCATCTTGCCAAAGGACCAGAGACGAACTCCCTTCTCCTCTTCACCACGTACAATAACAGGAGCAAATGTTCTCATCTTGGGGTATAGCTTCTTAGCTAGCTCGTAAGACTCCTTGCTACCATCATCGCGGAGCTTTGTGATGAGCTCTTGAACAGGATCAGGCTTATCGTACTGATAAGGTGAAAGGAGGCCAGGATTATTTCCGATGTTGTAGTAGAAGAACATATCCTTCCACGGTTGTCCATCGTTGTCTGGAAAAGAAAGTAGTCTAATTGTTGCTGTCTCACCTTCGGTAGGGCGCCACATTACGTTGCTTCGGCGGTTCTTACCAGATAGTTGATTAAGTTTTGCTCTAATTGCGTCTAAGTCGATAGCCATGTTTATTACTCCTAATGTAATATTTAGTTTTTAAAAATGTGATTTTTTAATTGTTTAATTTTTTAGTTTGTGCCAAATCACTTTACTATAATAACGTGATATTTTGGGTTGTTCAATAGTTTTTATACTATTTTATGAATTCGATTTTGGCAGATCAAAAGCATAATTTGTAGATCAATCTGGAAAAGATACCTTTTGCATTTTTTTATTAAATTCTTCTTGATTTGCAGGGGAAGCCATCGGTCCGGCGTATCCACCGATAGATCCGACGCCACTTGCTTCTTCTACTTCGTCGGCATATTCAGCCTCGACAAGGTCTTCATCGATTAGTTCTTCAGACTCTAATAGAATTTGTGATATTAAGCTTCTTATTTTTGATTCAGATATGTCTGTCTCATCATGTAATTCTTCGAAGCCATAAACAGATGAGTCTATATCATCTATACTTACTGGTATACTGATTAGTCTTTTTAATTTATTTGCTTTTCGTATCAATGCTAATTTTTCAGTAGATGACATTTTTTCATACCCATCATCAGACATTTTATATAGTTCATCAAAGTTACTAACAATATCTGACAAGGTTCCAGCAACTTTTACTGAGTCTATTATAGAACCCCAGAATGGAGTTTCTTCATCAAACTTTTCATCTAATTCGAATATTGCAGATCGTAAAGCGACATTCCCAGCTAATCTGAGTGTCAATTCTTTCCCCATCTTTGTTTTAGCCCCTGGGACTCTAGAAGCCTGTTTCAACAAGGGATCTAAAGTCTTTTTTATTTTTGCAGCCCACGATGTCAATGTTGCGATATAACCTGCGACATCTCCACCCGCAGGAATTATTGAAACAAAAGCTTCTATGACGTCAGATAAATCAGTAACAATATTGTCAATAACATCATCTATTTCATTAAGATATGACCCTCCTAATCTCTTGTATGAACCTTGTTCATTATATAGACTTATTAATTCTTTTCCAGCCTCTGAATTATTCTGCAATTCTTTTATATTTTTTAAAACGAATAAAAAATCAGCGGCTCCAGGAATAACTGTGCCAACAAACTGGCGGGCAGTGTCGCCAGCCATATCGACAACGGTATCAAATGCATCGTCGACTACATGACCCAAGAAGCCTCTGCTTGTGTTCCCGTCTGATCTCTCACTGACAGTGTTAAGATTTAAAAACTCATTGAACTTTTCGTTTTCTTCTATAAGTTGATCAATATCTGTTGTTAGTTTTCTTTCTGGCATTGGTTTACGTCCTCTAAGATCAATTGATATTTTTGATCTTAATTTCATATTATATGTATCTTCTTCGGGTTCTTCTTCGTTTTCAGGGAACCTTACTTGCCACGCATATTTGTCGTCATCACGACCTTTGTTTACACGTCCTAATTTAGAAGAGAACCCACTATCAGCAGATTGTGAGTGACCACCTGATGAACCTGTTAAGTTCCAGGGTCTGCGTGCTTGTCCGAGGTTATTGGATGAGTCACCTGGTGAGACCCCGCCTACAGAAGGAAGTCCTCTTTCATTTAGTTTCTTAGTCATACATATAAATATTACGAGTAGCGCTCTTTTTCTTGTTTTATTACATGTTTGTGTGCCCACATGAACTTGCAAAACGAGTTGGTGGTTTAATATCAAATATGCTCACTATACTCCTAAAATAGAACTTTATGATTATTATAAAACACGAGGCTTAAGTTTACACTATAGTGCTATTAGTATTATTTGATTTTTTCTAAATTATCGGCGAATCGAGATACCCAATCCTTCAATGTAAAGTCTTTCGCGCTGCTGCTGGAAGATGTTTGTAGTACTATGTCAGCGTTCTGGCGTAGGTCTATCGAACCCTTTGTTCCTGCAGGTGAGCCAGGGACCGGTGGCAGTCGTAATGATGAAATCATCGATCTTGCTTCTTTTATAAAGTTATTAATTTCTGTAAAATCTGGCATTAACTTTCTTAAGTCAATCATCTCACCGTCTAATAAGACACGAGCTGGAATTTCTGAACTGTCTTCGAGAGTTTTGCTTAATTTTTTCATGTCATTTATTAAAACAGGTGATTGAGGTGTGGCCCGCGAACTCAATTGATTGACAATATTGTCAAGCTTTATAAGTACATCTTTACTAGGTGGTAAACCAGACTTTAGAGTCTTTTTTAAATTTGAAACAATTTCGAGAGCAGAGCTAAAATCTATTTTTTTGAGTTCTTTCACTGGATCTGGTAAGTTGCCCCATTTGGATCCGCCATGATAAGATTTTATTTTCCAATTACCTAAAATTGCTTCTGCGGTATAGTTACGTGCTCGAAAAGACTTTTCATCAACGACTAATTCGGACACGTCTTTCGGTAAAAAAGGTTTCTTTCTTGTGCCGCTCTGTGCGTAGTGCTTCTTTGTCTGAGCTGATGCTGTTCCTGTAAGTTCAGTTGCAGCGTCAGAGGGAGAGAAGTAAGTTAACCTACCCTCGAGGACATAAAAATTCTTGCCCTTCAGTACGCCGCTGCTAACTGCATCAGCAAAGTCATCTTTGTGAATTCCAAAAGTAGATATTTCGTTAGATGCTCTAGTTGTAGCACCCGGGTTTGTCGAAAGCCAGTCTAAAAAACTAAAATTTGACACGCTTTTTCTTGAAGTTCCTCGGCCAGCGCGATAGGCACCTACAACGTGAACGTACACTACATCTTCCGTGAAGAATTTTTTAGCTGCAGGATTTCCGTATACTGTCCTCTGAAATTTTGTTTTTGCCTCTCTCCTGGCTTTTTCACCCGCTGAATCTGCTAATCTTCTTGCATATGAAAGATTTGTTATAGCGCTGGAGTCCCATCCTTTTGTCATCTCTTGAAGCTCTAGTTCTGCAAGAACTGAATCATAAAGCCTCTTTAAGGGATTTGCTAGGTTTTCAAATCGCCTTGTCGCTTCTGAAACTGAACTAGCGCAACCAGCTAGCCCTTTCTGCTCTGTCAGTGCACACAACCCAAAAAGGTCCTGATCTTGAGCGAATTTTTTCATCTGCTTTTCAAGATATTCAAGTGTGCCGTCAAGCTGTTTTCTTAGCGCGCCGAAGACTTTCTCTGATATTTCAGCGTCTATTGATTTTAGATAATTTACTAAAGCCTCTGCGGCCTTTTCTATCGCTTCATCTGAGACTTCTCTTCCAATTGCAGTAGCACCTTTTTTAATAATACCTTTTCCTACAATCTTTGCTGCACCTGCAACTAACCCTAAAACAGGCGCTGAACAAAGCACGCAAAGGGCGCCTAATAAATAGTCGGGTGGATCTTTGATTACAGCAAGGACAGCAGAAGCTAAATCTACAGGCGTTCCAACACCAGGTACCATACCAATATAAGATCCTACTTCGATAGCCCAATCAGCTATGCTTGGTTCGCCGTAGTCTACTTTAGTAATGTTTAGCGTGACATCTTTTGCGCTGTCACGAACGTAGACAGGGACAACATTTCCATCTCTAAGATTTTTTAAGTTAAAATTTTGATCATCGCCGGCGTTTGTAAGTAAAACGCTATCTTTGTCTGGAAGCTGAAATGATCCTGAAGTAGATATATCTTGTGGTTTTAAATCTGTCTTTGTGATTAAAACAACTGGGTTTCCTTTTTTAAGAAAACCTAGTGCCACATATTCTTTTCCCTTCCAAGTAATTGTTTCAAGATTACTTTGTTCAGATGAGAGGTATTTTTGTGGATCGTTCATGATGTCTGACACTAGAAGCTTAATTGTCAAGCTCGAGGCGGTCTGCTCTTTTAAGATTTCTTTTAAAATAGTCTCTCTAATAACAGACCTTAACTGTGATTCAGATGTGTCTGCACTACCTGGACTTTTAATGACAGAGTTAAGACTTAAAAATTCATTAAACCTTTCATTGTCTTCTATAAGTTGATCAATATCTGTTGTCAGTTTTCTTTCTGGCATTGGTTTGCGTCCTAGTTTAGAAGAGAACCCACTAACAGCAGATTGTGAGTGACCGTTCAATAAGACTCCGCCTACAGACGGAAGTCCTCTTTTGTTTAGTTGCTTAGACATACATATAAATATTACGAGTAGCGCTCTTTTTCTTGTTTTGTTGCCATTTGATCAGCGTGCTGTAATAAAAGAGCCAAAGTAGGCTCTCCACCGAAATACGCCTTGTTCTCTGGAACACCAGGACCGTCGTTTGTACGTATTGCGATCCATTCGTCAAGCGTTAACTGCACTCCGAAATGCTGTAATAACCAGAGTCCTCTCTCGGCATTTGGCATTGACTGCATGTCTTCGTTTACTTTGTACATTTGACCTAACTTTTCACGATGCCAGTCGCTGTCCTGTTCTATGTAGTAAGCCTCTTCTAGATCACCGACTTTTCCCCAATCATGAAATAGTGATGCGATAATCATTGACTCTACAGGAACATCTACTTCATATACTTTTATTAATTTTTTTAAATTGCGCAGAACGTTAAGAGAGTGTTCTACTAGACCCCCTGGGTGTGCACAATGGTATGATAGTTTCGTAGAAGCAGGGGCCATTAGAAGCCTCTCGTTCATATGTTCAACCATTGCCACTACTGGTGCAGATCGGTCTCCTAACTTTGAACACATCTTTAGAAAAAGTGCGTAATTGTTTGTAATTGTATCGATGTCGTGCAAGTGCTGTGTCATTTTTTTGTCCTTTTGTAAAATAAGCTCAAATCGAGCGGAAACTTGTTATGTTTAAAGCCTGGTATTACTATACCGTCTTTTGTTATATTTTTTAATTGTTTTATGCTGTTTTTATGAACGTCCAGTATTAGAGCGTCATGAATAACAAACAAAGGGCTAATTGTTAGTTCTTCTTTTTTTATACTGTCGATTATTTGTCTGAACCCGAGAAGCGAGACGTCGACTCCTGTAGACTGTGTGAAGTAGTTTACAAAAAGATGATCATTTTCTGAGCTTGTATAGATGTTTCGCCCATAAAAGTTTTGAATTACTCCGTTTTCATCAATAGAATTTATAAGGGCATCACGTAAGTGTCTGATTCCGAAATATTCTGATATGTGACTGAATATCTCATCTGAATTGGAAACTCTGAGGAGATTGTTTAGATTGTTTCTTGACATTCCGTAGATAATAGCAAGTGTTGCTTTCTTTGCTAGTTCTCGATCTATACTGTTGTTACACATGCTAGCTATGTCAGTATAAAGATCATCAGGAACATCATCTTGTTTCACAAGAGCTAAAATTCTCGGCTCTAGAGACTTAAAGTCTACCTGTATTATTGCTCCGTCTGACCCATACTTTGATTTAAGTATGTCTCTGTGCTCTCTCTTTAGATGAAGAATGTTTGGACCAGATTTTACTGATAGTCTGCCTGTTATGCTTGCAGTCTGTGTATAATATGTTTTTTCTTGTCTTCTAAATTCATTTAGCAATTTTAGATTTCTTACATCAGCGTTTTTGATGTGATTCTTTAATGTCAGTGTATCTATTGTATAGTCTTCTAGATCAAATAGAACTGACCGTCCTGTCGTGAATTCATCAGAATAATAGCTGTTTTCTTTTATGAATTTTTGTTCTTTTTCTGCATACACTCTGGTCTCAGCTACAAAGCGTTTGAAGTTTTCTATTCCTAAGGCATGAACCCAGTTGATTTTATCTATGCCTAATTGTGAGAATGCATTTGAGTGGGTCTCGCTTGTAATCACAGGGGGCTTACGGTTGTTCATGATGGAAACCACATCAAGACTTTTTAATGTACTACAGCCGTCTACAGCCCATCCGTCTGTATGTTCGGTAGTTACTGTGAATGCATCTTCTTGTACAATTATGTCTTTTTTAGTTCCAAGAATATTTTTTGATATTACAAATTCCACATTTCATTATAACGTAGTTGTATGGGTTGTTCATTATTTCTATTCAGTTGTAGTAGTTTGTTACTCTGAAGTCGTCTCTGTCGTTGAAGGCAGATCTGAAATTAGTTCAATATCAGATAAAAAGCTGCCGAACGAAACGCTTCCACGATATGTTGGAACTAGTTGCACAGACGTCTTAAAGTTACCAGGTGATATACTATGAGTTATTTTTGTCATTGCGTATACATTGTCTAGGTCGGTGTTTGTGTCAAAATCAACAAAATATTCTTGACCGTATCTTAACAGTGGGCAACCCATCATGTCTAGCGATATATTTGCAGGCATTATTCTTTGAGCGTCTTGATCGCTTTCTCCAATTTGAGCATTAGGAGTGTTTGGTATATTTTCGTTTTGTGTTTGTAACAAGAAGTTAGCTTGTATGTTTGCGTCAGACGTCATTGACATAGAGGCTTTATTTATTGCTGTTCCTTCAACACCATATGTAATAGACGGCATAATATTTTTTATTACTCGTTTTAGTTTATGTGATTGAGTATTTACAACTAGTCTCTTTTTTTCTTTGCCTTTACTGTCTGTAATTGTTTTTTCATAAGCTAGACCTTCATCCTCAAGCTTTGTTTTTGCTTCTTCGGCTTTTGATTTTGTTCCTAATACGTCTACATCATATTCAAATGAAACTTCATTGTTTAAATTTGCTAAAAATGTTGACAGTTCATTTGGTTTTGATTTTCCGTCATATACATGAACCCTTAAGATATTTTTACCGTCTGTCGACTTTTTAGACTCTACTTTTATCTTTAAATCAGGCATATCAAGTGTAGATGTTCTCTGATTTTTGCGAATTATGTTCTCACTATTTGTAATAATTTCTTCAATTTTATCTTCTGCAGCAGCGAGATCAAGTTTAGCGCCGTCTATGCTTTCCTGTATAACTTCTATTTCTTTTTGAATTGATTCTTTTTTCTTGTCTTTAGTCTCAGCTTCAAGCTCTGCTTCTTTTTGTTTTTTCTTAGCTTTAAATTCATCAAGTGTATCAATTATATCTTTAATAGCAGCATTTGCCTTAGCGTATTCGCTCGCCTCAAGATCGCTCGCTATTTCAAACTGAGGATTTAGTTTGTCTTTCATTTCAGAGTTTATTACTTTTACAAAGTTAGTAACTGTTAAATTTTGTGTCGTCTCTATTACTTTTTTTAGCTTTTGTGACACTTTGTCGACATTTATTTCAAAGTCGCCCATGTAAGTGTTGTTTAGGGTTGGGCATTTATCATTAAATTCGTAAATGAATACATGAATCTCGTCTGCTGCAGATTCTGCCCCTTGTAGCATTCTTTTTATTAGTGCATTTATGAGAAGTTTATCGAAACGAACTGTTTCGCCTGAGTTTGTTGAAACAAGCTGCTCAGGGACTTTTGGGAACGTTGCTTTTATTGACGCTAGACCATCAGCATCTGGTGATATCCATGGTTCTGAGGGTGGTTTTCTGAAGAACCACTCGCCGGCTGAAGTGTATCTATATTCTAGTGGGTCGCCGGCAGGACTATCAGGTATTATTTCGTCAACTGATCCTGCATTTAATCCTGACTCTATCAGAAATTCGTCGACATACTTTTTTAATTCATTGTAGTAGTCCGATAGTTCACCACCGGCTATACTCTCTAATGCTTTATTAAACTCTGCTCTATCTTCATCAGACATATCACCATTCTGACTTGAGTACAAAACAAGATCTAATGCCTCTCTGTTAAGAACCATAGCAGACGCGCTGTTTTGTTGAGTTATAATACTAGTTGGTAAAAGATTTCCTGTTGTTTGTTGAGAGTTTATTGCAGCTGTCCCATCTCTTATCGTCTGAAGGTTCTTTTTTAGGGTTTCATGCGCATCTCTTAAGCCTTGACCTTCAGAGACTGCAGCAAACATTGAATAGTTTGACATTTCACGAGCTCCGTTCATTGCCAGGCTAAGATTGACAGTAACTACTCCTGCATCGTTAAACGTGTAAGAGCTCGACTTTAACGAGTATAGTTCTTTTGATACCATTCTTTCTATATATTTACCATATGGAGATGTTGAATCTTGATGTTTCCAACCTGCTGTAAGCTCAAACTTAGTAAACGCATATTTTCCTGGATCTAAAAAGTAAGCAATATCATTGAGTCTATGTCTATCATATACGTCTATAACAAGTTCAGCTGTGTTCCATGAAATAATTCCTTGTCCTGCTGATTGTGTAGTAATTGTTGCACTTTTTATAGACATAAAAGGTCTAAACGGATCAATATCGATACCAGATTTTGTTTTTGATATCAAAGACTGCGGCATTGTGAACATCTCCATACCGTTTTTTTGTATGACGTAAGGATTTTTTGCTGTATTTGAACTAGTTTCTGTACCTGTATGTAGTGTCGTAGAAGCCAATGTTAGTAAGCCATCTGCTGTATTATTTCTATCTTCCGTTATAGTGCTGTTTCCATTCAAAAATTTCAATGCTGAAAGGTTTGGCAGTTGATTATTTAGTTCTCCTCTGAGTGCAGTTGAATCTATTATTTCAGATACTTCACCAGTAATTAGTGAGTCGTCTTGTAGTAGTGTTGTTCGAGTAAATACGTCTACAGAAAACATTGGTGTGCACCTTGATCTCTCTATAACGGGAATATAGTTTAAAAATACCTCAGAGGCTTCAGTTGAATGATAAGCAGGATGTAATTCACTATTTTTTACCTTTATGAGCATAATACTTTTATTATCAGGTATTAAAGATCCTGTAGCAGGAGCTAAAGACTCTGTAAATAAACTGTCTAGATAATTTACCTGTGTACTATTATCTGATTTCCAAGAAATATCGCCGAAAGTTGAGTTTGTCGTCTCAGATGTCTCTATGTCACTTCCGTATATTGATATTTCAAATAAAGGCGGCTTTGATGCAGTAGATTCAGATATACTTGATATGATATCAGCTGGTAAAATATTAGTTGGTAAATTATCAGCTACTTCTTCACCACTAAGGAATGCAGATATTGTTGAAACTGAATTTACGATTGAATCATCATTAAATATTTTTTCATAAACAAAATTTTGTTTTTGTTCTGTAGTAAGCGAACTGATTCTGTCAGTTCCTTTCATTTTATCATAAACGTCGCCTTTGTAGAACATTCTTAGTTTTGATATTGTGTCTAATTCATCAAGATATTTCATGCTATCTCACTAGATTTTGTGCTGCGCTTGCGCTTTCTGGTATTCTTATTAACGTCCCAGCTGGCACTTGTAGCCCCCACCCGATTCCACTTGCAGCTGCTATTATCCACCAATACTGAGAGTTTCCATAATATTGTCCTGCCAATGTGTCTAGTCTTTGAGTAGAATTCATTGTAAGAATTTTGCAAGGTAATCTGCCAGTAGACGCTGCGAAATAGATGACACTAGTGTCTCTTCCAGCTATCCGACCACTAGAGAATCCATATCTTGACCCTGCCATTGTTTATTCCTTGTTTTCTTTTTTGACTGCATCATTTGCAGCCTTGTTATATCTATTTTTCGATCCAAGGCCTTCGCCCTGTTGATCGCCAGCAATATCATTCATAATTGAGCCAACGTTATATACAGGAGCCCTTGAGAATCCATCTGCATCTAGTCCAGGCGCAATATCATGTATCGGCTTGAAGTCGAATGATATCTCTAGCCGCATTGGAGCCCTTGATCCATGATCTATTTCCCAGTTTGTATTATCGCCTACAAGTTCATAGCTTAATTTTCCAATAAACCCAGCTAGTCCGCGTCCTGCTGATTCTTCAAATGACTTTGTAATAGAGTTGTTGTATGGGCTCATAAAGTCTTCAAATGTAGTTGTAAATAGATCGATAGAATCACCCATTAGACCAGCAGACGCAGCAAGATCATTAACTTCATTTTGTAGAAGCTCGATAGCGTTGTTCACAGGATCTAAGAACCATGCAAAGTAATTCTTAAATACCCAGTCAGGATCGACTATTACGTCTTCATGAGAAACTGTTAACATTTTTTTGTATAGATTTTTAACTGTAGGTTCTATGACGACAACGTTGTAAAACGTTCTTAGTGTCGTTTTGTTGGTGCCGGGTGTCGTATCTATTTGTTTTTTATCAAGAATTCTACATTTTAAATGACGATCAATTAATACTTTTTCTACTGAGCTGTCAGTAGATAATACCGATGCTTCATCTACGGGTCTGCCACTTTCTTGAGCTAATCGTATCTTTATAGCTTGAGCATTCCCGATGTTTAAGTTCTCATCAGTAATATATCTGTATTTTCCTTGTGATGGCTTTACAAGAACTACACTGCCTACAGGTGGTCCATATTCTTTGTTGAATGTACCACCTAACCCGAACTCGCTTAAGTTAGCTTCGACGTCTGGGTTTTTTAGTTTATTTATTCCGTCTAGAACTAATGGGTTCACAAATCCGTTGTCAAGAACCTGTGAAAGCACTTGAAAAGCTAGTCGTTTTATTTCACCTCCGAGAGCATTACTATCATTAATATCGCCTGGAATTAGATCTAAAAATTGTAAAGGTGTTCCGAAAGCAGCCATAAATGCTTGCAATGCAGCTTCGTTAATAGTGTCAGTAGTTGAGTTGAAGGCATCAGATTCTCCGTTTAAGCCGGCTGCTAGTGAACCCAAAGTAGTTGGGAGCACAGATGTTGCGTTTATATACGTCTCAACATGTCCTGAACCAAATAGTCTTCCTAAATTGAATCTTGAATAATTTCCTCTTATTACATCACCTATTCTTAGTCTTATCATAGGAGAAATAGTAGGTATCTGAGAAAACGGACGTATGAACTGAGTGTTTTCATTTCCTGTACCACTTTTGACTGACTCTCCACGCGACCACTGTGGGTATAACATCTCAACTAATTTATTTACCTTGAACCACATTTCATCAAAGTCTTCTTTTGATGTTGCAACAAGCATGAATTTACCGCTTATTGTTCTTTTTGTATTCTTATAGATTTGAACATCATCCATTCGCCCGTATCCCTCATAGGGAGTATGATTTGCCTGGAATGCATCTGTGAGTGATGACAAAAATGCGTGAAATGCTACTATCTCGTTCGTTCTTAGATCATGAAAATAGAATGGGACGTATTCTGCGTCTAACATGTCTTCGTATATATCTACCATTGCTTTAGGTATCTTGTTACGAGTCGTGTCTACTTCTTGATTGCCAAAGAGTCCGTCAACAAGATCATTTAAAGTAGTAGATGTATCATTAAGCTCTAGATTCTGTGCTAAGTAAGTCTTTTCTCCTAGTGAAGATCCCATCATAGCCTTTACTGGGTTTTTCTTTGACACACTGCCAGTTTTTTGTACTGATCGTAGTATGCTCATTGGCATATGATACATACTTGGCATTGATGAAGCTCGCCATGCAAGTGATTTTGTACTGAATCCGTTCTTTGATCTACTTTTTGATATTCTTGTTGCTGGGCCGTCTGTTAGTTGATCGATATCCCATATTCTTTTCTTTTCTTTGCCGACTATGTCTTGAAACAATACTAAGTCTGTGTCTCCGATTACTGCAAAGACATCTAGAAATTTTCTAATTCTTTCTTTTTGTTCTACGCTTTCTGGCTCTTCACGTAGTACTGATCTAGCCATAGAAGCAAAATAGGCTTTGTCTTTGTCTTCTGTTTCTTTGTTTCGTATTGTTGTTTCTAAGAATCTTTCTACTGAGTCATAATAGCTGTTTGTAGTGTAGACCGAGTTGTTGTCTCTTGTACGATCAGCGTCGTCTATTAATACGTTTTTCAACAAATTATCAAAAGAAACTAGAATTTTATCATTTAGAGTTGTATTCTCGCTCTGGAATTCTAGCCCAGGTACGTTATGGACAGTTGTTGCTGTCTGAGCTGAAGAACTGTCGTATGCTCCTCTGCTATCTCTGTCGACTGGTGAGTTGTATGCGTTTCCTGCTTCAATATCTCTTGAGACTACTGAGCCTTTTATGTTATTCTTTATACTAGAAGCGTCGAATGTATCGGGATCCATTGTATCTATGTCAAGGCCTGCAGCCTTTAGTAGTAGTGAAGCGCCTACACTTTTTAATTTTTCTTGAATAAAGCTTTCGCCAGAAGCATTATAAGCACCGAATGAATTTTGAGCTTTTGCAATATCTTTGTTGTCTATTTTATCGTTTGTTTCTGTTCTACTTTCTGAATATTGGACGCCTTTAGTTCCTGGAGAGAATCTATTGTTTCTCTGTAGCATCTCTGTTGTCATTTTCTTTAGTTGTCTACTATCGTCGTCTTCGTTGCCTGGGTTTGTACTGCCTGATCTGTCTATTTCATCACCTGTTGCGTTTAGTAGTGAATGACCGTCTAATTCTTTGTTTGCAGATGTTTTATCAATTATCGTATCTAGTCCTGATTCTGCTGATTCAAACTTTCCACTGTTTGAATAACTACCGAGAGTCTCTCCGAGCGTCGTAGATTGCTTTGCAAAGACTTCATCGTCGCTTGTTGTCTCAGCATTTTGTATTGAACTACCCCTGTTGTTGTCATTAGATTCTTTATTACCAGCAGCTATTCCGTATTTATTGCCGCCTCTATAGTAAGTTGCAATGTAGTTTACGTAGTCACCAAGTAGTCCCTTGTCGGCATCAGACATCTGTATTAGCTGTTTTCCGGTGTTTGGATCGATGCCAAGATCATCGCCTCTGTCGACATTACCAGAACCGTTTTCGTCTGATATGCTTCCAAATGATATTGAATCAGCGGAAGAACCTGTTCTTGCTAAAAATTCTTTTAATGTTTCTCTTGACATATTTTATCTTTATTGTTATATGGCTAATTGCTCGCTATTACAACGCCAGCTCTATCTGCTTTCCATTCGAAGCCAGGACCTGTATCTGTAATAGTTATATTTATTTGTTGTTTTTCTTTGCTGTCTCTGTTTAGTTCTGCTTGTTGTGCTAAGAGGCTGTCGAGCATTTCCCTCATTTTACCCTCAAATTTGTTGCCTGATGCTTCATTTACTTCATTTACAAGTGTTTTTAGTTGTTCCACAGAGGCGTTTTCACTGATTTTGATTGTTGTGACTTCTTCTGTGACTGCGGCATGCCGCAGCGCCGCAGTCGTAATAAGACCTTTAGTTGTGTCGTCCAGCACTGGAATCGCTGGAGATGATTGCCCGCCTGATGATTCAGGCTGTGCAGTCGCTCCTTTATTTACCATACCCTTCAGCAGCGACTCACCTGAGACTGTGTAGACACTAAGGGCACTAGACATGTCCCCAGAGCCGGCGTTAGCTGCGTCTTCGTTGATATCATTTGCGCCTTTAATTTCCTCTCTAATAACTATAGTTCCTTCTTCTAGTGACTCTTTGAGCTCCCTAACACGAGCGAGGTCCTCGGCACCTTCGCCAGCTATTCTAGTCAAAATAGTTGCTGATCTAGGGATCTCTCCTGCTAGAAGCGTGGCTTCGTCTGCTAAATCTCTGATTCCGCTAGAAAATACAGCCCCGATAGCTTCTTTAGTTTTTCTTGCCGAGTTTTTGAAACCTTCTTCGATAGTATCACCCATTTCATTCAATCTTGCAATATCATCACCTGCATTTGCCAGTGCGCTATCTATGTCAGACGCTCCTACACCTGCTGTTGCTCCTGATACTTGATCAGTGAACTGCGAAAGATCACTTCCGGCCTCCCCGAGAAGACTCTCAACAGATGATATATCCATTCCAAGAGTTTGTGAGAGCAGTCTCTTTTGAGCCATATTCATATTAGCCATGTCTACGCCAGCAGTCTCAAAGTCTTCTTGAATCATTGCAAGCATTTCTTCTGGGCTTTCGAAAGATGCGGTCATGTATTTCATTGTGTCCATCTGAACACCGAATACTTGAGTTAATTTAGATACAGACTCGGCTGCGCCTTCGAATGTACTAAACTTTCCGACTAACCCAGCGACGTCTGAGACTTCGAGGCCAACTTTGGCTATTGCTGCTGCTGCTTCAGACATCTCTTCAACTGTCATATTACCAAACGTCTTCACGTCTGACATCATTCCGGATATATTTAATGCTATTATTTTGCTTGATATACCTGTTGAATCTTCTATTGCATTCGAATAGGCGAGTGTCTGCTTTAATAATTCATTATTGACCTCCCCTGTTAGTGCAAACTGTCTCTCGAGGAACTTTTGAGTTTGATTTGATCCAAAGTTAAGTGCTCTTCCATACAATGTAAGATCAGCCATTTCTTTTGCAGTGACTTCTTTTGTAGTTGCGTGTATTTGTAATAAATTTGAACTAATTATTCCTTGGTATTCACCTATTAGTTCGCCTTGATTCTTGAATATTGTATTAAGAGCTTCACCGCTTTCAGCTGCCATACCATAGAAGTTTGTCTGAACTTCAGTGATACCAGCGTACATTTTTTTAAATGTATCACTATTCTCTCCAAAAGCAGAAACCATCTCCTCGTGTATGTTCATTAAATCTGAAGCTTGTTTGTATGCAGACGAAGCTATGGCCCCAGCAGCGGTATCTGAACGCCCTAAGAATCCTTCTTCTATAGCTTTCACTATACCATCTAGCATTCCAGGATTTGGGGGATCTGCTGCCATTTACAACTCCATAAAACTATTGTATACAAATAAATATCAACAAAATAATTTTATCATTTTCTTTTATTGTTTGCTTCATCTATAGCTTCTTTTTTGTCAGAAAGCTCTTTAAGATATCTATCAATAAACCAACGTCTATAACGACGAGGCATATTTCTCGCTTCAACATACCCAACACTAAGGTATCTCATCAAAACGTAATAGTCTTCTAATACTATTTCTTTATAGTTAGATGGTAGGCCAAAGAAAGTTGAGCCCGAGAGATAACGTCACTTGGGCCTCCTGATTGCAACTGCTACAGTTATAGCTTGTATTCATATCAATTCCAGGTTCATTATCTTTAATAAAACGTCTTATTGTACGTGAGTCTCTTAGTGGCATGTTTTCTATGAATTTTTTAAGTTTGTTTCTGTCTCTGATTCCGTCTATAGATTTGACTGAATTTGATAGTCTTGTTGTTACTCTATTAACATCTGGGTCTATTCCTAACAGCTCTTTATTTCTTTTTTCAGTTACGCTTATTTCTTTTTCAACTCCGGCCGTCATAAATGATACTGTTGCAGTCTTTCTAGATACAGGAAGATATACTTCAAATTCATTTATGCCGGGTGCAACAGGTTTTGCATCGAGGCTCTTTAGTTTTAGGCTTGTTAGGTCAAATACTGTTGTGTTTCGAGCGCCGCATGCAGTACAATTTGTCGATGCACTATAGTCTGATCCAAAACCAGTAACTCTAAGTGCTACAAGAATTGTGTTTCTGTCTCCTGTTAGGAGCTCTGATACGTCTATTGACTTATCAATAATACATGATTCAAGAAGCTTGTCGATTACTACTCCTTGCTTTATATACGCTTGAGACATTAAAATATCTTCTTCTTTGGCGGTCATAGCCCTGATATCTATTGTCTCTCTTTGATATAGTGATGAGTCTTTATCGTACAACTGACCTTTTGAGGGCAACGGTGCTGAATCAACAGGTACTTCCCACCCGAAGTCGTCTCTTGATACATTGCTTGTTTTATAGCCTTGATCTACTGCTTTTTCTGGGTTAAATAGATCTTCTCTTGACATTTTATCTGACACTGCTAAACTCCCGTTAGATGTCATATTCTATACAAATAAAGATAATGTGTAAAAACTATGAGCAGCTTTGTATCAAAATATTTATATTATTTTCTTGACTCTCTGTAAGTTCCAACAGACACAGGCCAGAGTGTTTCAGCTATATCAAGACATGCGTTCGCTACTTGCTGTATTTCCCACTGTGCTCCATCATGCGTGCGTAACTCAATAAACTTTAAAAGATTTGAGAGATTACACGATCCGTAGTATTCGGTGTAGAGGTTCTGTGGTAGAACCCCACGGGCTTGTTCTCGGCAGACGCCTGCTTCGATAAGGCTGTTAAATAAGTCTAGAGATTTTTCATTATGTATCCCAACAAGATGTGAGGCTGGAATTGGCGTATAACCGCCCCACTCAACTTCTGGATCGATCAACTCTTCGGCATTGCTTGCCTGTCGGTTGCTTTTGTGTTGTGTTCTGAATGATTCAGGTTCGTAGAATCTCATGTCTAAATCAGTATATCGTCTACTGATCTCGTTGTATGACCACGTCCGATGACGATGATGCTGACTTCTAATGTATAATGGCACAACAAATCTGAATGTTACAACATTGTGTTCGAACGTAGACGTGTGTTTATGATTTACGAGATACTTGATTAACTTCTCATCTTTTTCATCTAACGAATCTCTGTGCTTTCCGAATGAGACACGAGCGCTATTTACAACTGTTAAGTCAGAGCCCATATGATCAACATACTCAACTACTCCGATACCATCGTTGTATAGTTCTACTCTTTTTTGCATTGTAATTAACTCTCTATTTAGAATTAATATTCTACATCAGATAAACTAAATGTATAAGACTATGAGCAGCTTTCACAGAGTACAAGGTAGTCAAGACTATTTAGTTCGTTTAGTTCTTCTACTACAGCTTTTTGAACTCTGTGCTTTACTTCGTAGCTATCTCTATTAGACGGATTAAGGCGTGTGTTTACTTCTTCTACAATGATTCTAAGTTCTGTAATGTCATATTCTACATGTATATTTTTCTTTTTACTACACTGTTGACAAGTAAACCCTCTTTCTACTATTTTTGGAAACTTCCAGTTAAGGAAGATGTCTGCTCCAAGATGAACTTCAGTAGTAATGTCGTCTATTATCTTGTCGACATTCTTATTTTGAAAAAAGTTAATCATTTATAAATCCGTTTATATTACTATATATTTCAAGCATACAAATATACTAATCTTTTAACCCGAATACAACAATCTCTCTAAGATGACTTTTCTAATCAAAATAGAGAGATTGTATAGTTACTAAATTTGAAAATCAGAACTGAAGTACGCAGTTATCAAATCTTAGTGTAAGGTCTATTTGCATGATATCGCTATCGCCGTCGTACTTAAGATCGCCATACTTTGCGTTAACTATGAATGCGCCTTTGATGTCCCATAGTTCAATTACTGTCCCTACTGGGTCCAGGAGCTTAAGCTGTATGTCTCTTTTGTAGAAGTCTGCGTATCCGGCTCTTCCTGAGACTGATTCGAAGTGAGTTCTTACCCATTCCATTACCTGCTGTGCGCCTGAAGGTGCGATAGGGTCGTGTAATGTGATATTCATCTGGTCAAATTCAAACCCACCAGCGACGTAACGTTTAGAGTTAATGAATGGGATCTTGATCTCTGATATTTTCATTGACGGACGATTAGCAGTCTTGATCAAGAATGCGTCGATGCCTTCGATCTGCAATACCCAACGTTGTCCTCTTTTTGGTTCAAACTTGTTGGGTAACATGTCTGTGACGGATAGTGTTGTAGCCATTTTTTGTATTCTCCTAGAATCTCTTAATTATAATTATATTGTTACAGCGTATTTGACACAACAAAGTCAAGTGATATGAATTCAGCTGTCTTAGTTGGTTGTATGTAGATTTTTCCGCGAAGTGTGTTGTTCTCTACATCCATTTGAGTTGTTGTCTCAGTGTCAATTTTTACCTTGTAGCGATCAAGCCCGGCTTTCTCTTGGATGCTTTGTAGAAGTGGGTTGACTTTTGCTTCGAAGGCCGCAAGAGTCTCTGATCTGTTAGGTTCAAACAAGAACCCAAGAGCTATATTCTTAACTGAGCGTCTGATTGTTATTAGCAATCTTCTGACGTTTACACGATCAAGTGAAGATGCAGCTTGTAGCATTGTCTTCTGCCCCCAGATTACAACTTCTGTTCCTGGGAAAGATGTGATCGGGTTGATTTTTGCTTCGTAGAGCGAATCAAGGTTAGCCCTTGAGAAACTTGCTAGGGTATCCTCGACGGACTTTAGAGCTCCTCGAGTGAAACCTGCAGGTGCATACCAAGGATGTGCTAAAGAGTCATTCAGAGCCATCGCACCAAGAACTGCTACTGAAGGTGGTACATTTATTTGAGTCTTAGTTATTGGGTCAGTCATTATTACGTCTGGGAAGTATGCTGCAGCGAATGAAGAGTCAAACCCTTCTGATATGAACTGTGCAATTGTGAACCCTACGTCTGTTATTTGTGAATCTAAGAGTTTCGTCTCGTTGTTGCTATCTTTTTCAAGGATGTCTGCTATGAAGAGTGCATCGAATCTGCTCTCTACTGCGTCTATTGCGTATTGAGTAACAGCACTGTGTCTTATACCGGGAACTGCCAGTATTTGTATTTCTACGTCTGACTTACTAGTGATAACATCCAATGCTTTTCTGTATGATACTACTGTTGGGCCTGAAGTTCCGCCTTGGTTTGAGGCATCTTCCATTTCCCATACAGTTGCTGCATTTTGCATTTTTGCTTTTTGTTCCCTGAATATGTTTGTGCCGTCGAATCCGCCTTGCATCAACATTGTGAACTTTGCGAATGATGAGTTAGTTGATCCTGTGACGTCTGATGCCAAGAGAAAGCGTGTAACTGATGTGGCGTCGTCTAGTACAGAATCATATCTGTAGTTTGACTCTTTCCAATCAATTGCTCTTTCAGTTGCATCACCATCAAGGTCTTTTACATTTACTTCAATGTTCTCTAATGAGAATTCGTGACCGGTTCTTGATACGATTGTGTTAAGTGTTCCGTTAGGTAGGAATTTAACAAGGTTTTTTACAATGGAACTCTGTGTAAGTAGAGCATTTGGTTCTGCTACATCTTGGACTTTTGAGAACTGAACGCCCCAGTGTAGCTTGGAGTAAGACTTCTTGCTGAGAAGCAGTCCAACTGCTACATTCTGTCTGTATGGTGTTGGGAGGTTCTTAGCTGCTACAACTGTGCCGTCTATGTTTCCAGGTGCAACAGATACTATCATTTCCTCATATGCCTCATGACCGAATGGAACTGCATTTACAGGTATCTGACTTTGAGATACATCGTCTGAGACTTCTATTCTTATGTATTTTGATACGTTGTCGTAAGTCCCTGAGGTCTGTAGCTGTTGTGTTGGATTGTCAAAGTTGAAAAAAGTTCTTTTGTCTCCGATCTTTTTAGAGATAAAGTTAGATGATGTTGGGTCCAAGTTTAAGCTTGAGAATCTTTCTATCTGTTTTTGACCGGCATCTGTGTCGTTAAAATCTCTTACTACTAGATCAAACGTTCCAAAGCTTCCATTCTTGTCATAACGTAAGTTAATGATAGATATTTTTATATTGGAGTTTTCGAACTCACCGTCAGAAAGAGCGTGGACTTTGAACAGCTTGAACTTATCAGAGCCGAATGACTGTGATTTTACCCAAGGAGTCTTTGCGTGATTAAATCGTTGCTCGAAAGTCTTGTATTTCGCATCTGCTCCAACATCTTCAGTTACTATCATTTCAGTCAGCGTTGCGCCTACAGGGGCAACAGCTGCTTGATTCTCATCTATTTCGTAGTGAGTGTAAAGTAGGTGACCTTTTTCTTCTATTAGAAGAGGATCAGTATTTAAGACATTAGCAATGTAATAGGCACTTGTTGGATCAAGTGAGAATGTAATGGCTGTTGCAACGACAGTAGCAGCATCTCCAGAAGGAACGTAGGTGTTTAGTGTCATAACAGAGGTCTTTGTGGCATCTGCATATGATCCCACTGACATTGTGACGCCGTATGGAATCATTACCACAGCTCTTGCCACTAGTGCGCATGTGCTGTCAACGCCGCCACTGAAGGCTGTTAGCGTGTGAGTAGAGGAGCCTGCATATGTAGGAACAATTCCATTCAGCTCTTCAGTTGCCCCTGATGTGTCTGTTATTGTGACCGATACGTCGGTGGCGCCACCAGAACTGTCCACTACGAGCGTATAACCAGCAATCGTGTCCCATGAAGTAGTGTAAGAAAATGTCACTAAGCTTCCTCCTGCAGGAGTCCAAGTAATAGTGTCGCCTGATGTCTCTGTGATCGTCAGCCCTGTAGTTGATGATGAAGCAAATGTAGTAGCAGAAGGAGTATAAATAGTCTCAGTGACTCCAGCGTCAGCTAATACTGCTGATCCTGCAGTGTCTGTCATGTAAGCACTTATTAAGTGAGATGTTCCTGCTGAAGTGCCTGTTGCGTAATTGTTTTTAGCAGTTCCTGCAGTTACTAATCCTGTACTCGTGACGGGTAGAGCATCTCCAGCAACGAAACCAGCTGTTATATCAGCTCCTGTTCCTGTTCCAACTCCGAGTGTTCTTACGAAAGTAAGTGACTGAGCATTCTTTAACCATTCATTGACAGCTAAAGGGGCGTACTTTTCGCCGTCTGACTCTCCGAATTGTGCAACGAACTCTTTAAAATCGCCAATAGTAACGGGTACAAAGGCAGGACCGCGTAAAGAAGTACCGATTACACAAGCTGGAATGCCTTGTGGTCCAAGTCTGCTTGGTTGTGATAAATCGATTTCTCTTGTGCCGACTCCTGCACTGCTGTATGTTAGTTCAGACATTAGTAGATCTCTCCATTGTATTATTAATTATTCTTTTATTCAAAACTTACACCTGAAGATGTAACAATAAAGTCGATTGCTACGTATTCAATGGCACGTGTTGGGACCAGTACAACTCTACCATTCATTCTATTTGACTCTATGTCAGAAGGTGTGTTGTTTGAGTCGTCAACTGTTATTGAATACATATCAACACCTTGTTGAGTCTGTATTAGTGAAAGTTTTGGTTTTAGTTGTGATGCGAATTTAGCTCTTGTAGTAGCGTTATTCTGTTCAAACAACATGTTCTTCGCAACTGCAACTACTTGTCTTTTTACTTCAAGTAGCATACGTCTGACATTGACTCTATCAAGTGAAGAAGCTGTCATTTGCAATGTCTTTTGACCAAAGATGACATAACCGGCATTCGGGAAAGTAGCAATTGGGTTAATGCGTGCTTCGTAGAGGCTATCACGATCGGCTGTGTTTAAGCGAGCTGTTACGCCTTTAACCACATCCAAAGAAGCCCTGTTAAACCCTGCAGGGGCGAACCATGGGTACGCAACCTTATCAGTGTAGCTGATGGCTGCCATAGCTGCAATAGATGCAGGAGCTTCAACTACAGTGTCTACATACTCATCGTATATTTTGACATCTGGGTAGTAAGTAGCTACGTAGTTGTTGTCGAAGCTGCGTCCACCGAATTTTGCAAGTGTCTCTGTTGTGTCTGGGTCTATTGAGTCATTATCAAACACTCTAACAACTGCACTGGCTGAATTATATCCGTAAGAAGGAATGTCCATGAGATATATTGCCATTCCGTAGTCACGAACCTTGTCAGCTGCGTAGTCAGTAATAAACGAATCACGCATGCCTGGGACTGCCAAGATGTTTATTGTTGATGACATCTCGTCTGTTAGGATATTAATAGCAGACCTGAATGAGTTTACGGCGTTGTTCGTTGTTCCTGTTCCAGCTGGATTAACACTTAGACCTAATTTAGATTTCACATCAGCGTCTACTGTTAGTCCGCCGAGCCCACCTGCATCAGTGTCTATTGAAGTTGACTTGTCAGTCATCATAGCCATGTCTTTATCCAGAATGTTTACTCCGTCGAAACCACCAGAGAACACGTTAGTGAACTTCATGTATTTTGAATAAGCATTAAACAGTGTCTTATCCTTGTAGTTCGCAAGTGAAGCGAATGAGTAGCGTGTTGGAGCACTTCCAACGTCGTCTGCTATTGTATTCCCAGAGGTCATGTATACACCGTTTCTGATGTATGCTGCCTTTAGTACCTCTTCTTTTGCTGTTCCAAGGTCTGCGTCAATAGTAGTAGATACCGCAGATATTGCTACTCTTGAAAGTGTGAACTTATCATCATCTGAAGAACTTGCGAGGCTTGCTGATTTTCCAAGCAACTTAACGTAAGACTGCAATAGAGTGTTGAATTCGCCGCTGTTAGGTTTTAACAGTGGATTAACAAGCGTCTTGCTTAGTCTCGTTGATTTAATTCCCCAGGTAAGTGGTAAGTCAACTGACTCATTTGTCCCTGGCATTCCTGTGTAAGTTATTCCTGTAGAAGCGAGTGAGCCTTTAGTTACCTTGAATCTGTATGAAACGGGAGGCATGTGAGCAAGAGCGATGTTTCCATCTGTGTTTGCGCTTTGACCGGTGGTGAAAGTATTTAAGTTGTTACCAGAGACATCTAGCATTGGAAGACCTTTGAATCCAAAGGGTAGTGTCTCTTCGGGAATGTTTCCAGATTTCACATCATTTGACATTACTATTCTAACGAATGATGATTTATTTTTAAACATGCCAGTTTTTACCATACGTCTTTCAGCTTCGCTTGCTGCCTGAAAGTTGTAATATACGTTCTTGTCGCCAATTACCTTGGCAATGTATCTTGGGCTAGCTGGGTTCAAGTTGCAGTTTGAGAACTGCTCAATTACTTGCTTTGTTTTATCTGTGTCAAAAAAGTTTCTGATTTGTACGCTAAATGTTCCCCATTTGTTTGCAGGATCTACTGAGAATTTCAAGTTAGAGATTGTTACCTTGAACTGTTCGTTCATGGCTGCACCTTGATTTAGTGTCTCAAAGTGAAACAAATTGTATTCTTTGTCTCCGAAAGGCTGTGAAATATATGAAGTAGTCTTAGCGTTTGAGAAAGTTTCTGTTAGATCACCGAAGCTCTTTAGGCCAGTTGACGTTCCGCTATCCCAGTCTGATGCTAGTTTTACTTCTGTTGTTGTGTCTACCATGTCTGATTCTACTGGGAAGTCTGCATAAAGAACGTGCCCTTTTTCTAAGAATCTTGTTGGGTCTGTATTTAAGACGTTGTTAATGTATAGATCGCTGTCTGGGTCAAGTGAAGCACTAAATACTTTTATTCCGACAAAAGTGTCTGTTGTTTCGGCGACGCCTGAAAGTATTAGTTTGAATACACCCGCAGTTGGTGCTGCAGTGTCATCGTAGTCTGCGCTATCTGCGTCCCATGTTGACAATGCCGTATCAGTATGAATCATCATTCTTGTACCGAACGGCATGAGGAGCATACCTCTTACTAGTTCGAACGTTGAAGATGTGTCTATTGACGTATCAGTAAATATAGGGTTACCTACAGCTTCGAGTGTGCTTGCTTCTTGCTTTGATAGAATAAATTGTGTGTGACCTACTGGACGAATAGTTGTATCTGTGGAGTCTTCTCCAGCTGTTATTGTTGCACCTGCTACCTTGAATCCAGCGTAGTTGGTGTCAGAAGATGGATCTCCTCCAGCTCCGAGAACGCGAACATATGTAAGCGCATTTCTGTTTTTCAAGAACTCTTTTACAGCATATGGGCCGAAGCGCTTTCCGTCTGGCTCTCCAAATATACTAATGAATTCATCGAATGAAGATACTGTTACCGGTAGAAATGCGGGACCTTTTTGAGCCGTCCCAATGACTCCTGCAGGCGTGCCGACTGAGCTTGCGCTTGTACTTGAAAGATCTATTTCTCTTTCAAAGAACCCAGGTGATTTAAAAGTTTGCTCTGACATTAAATGTCTCCTATTTTTTCTTTATGCATATAATACAAAATCGTCAATTATTAAATATTTCGAAAGACTCCAAGTTACTATTCGTTATTGATGTTTTCTAATTCTTTTATCGTTCTTATGCTAGCAACAGTCTCTCCGGTGCGACTGTTCTTAGAAAGAACTTTAGATAATTTTCTTTCTTCTTTACCCGTAAAAGGGTTTATGACATATTCTACAACATTTAGATCAATTGTGTCTCTATTTAAGACTTTGTCCCCTCGCTTGTCTAATTCTTCGAGGTTATTAAGTGTGAATTTATTTATATCTCCACTTCTTATATCCGGTCCTCTTTTTTCAATAAGGTCAGCTGTTATCTCATTCATGTTAAAGACAACGTTAGGAGCTGTCTCGAAACTTCTAAATGGTGAACCTTTGCCAGGTATATCCTGAGGTGCGACGAAGTAACCAGGTAAGTCCATATCAAACGTAAGCTTAACAAGGCGTTCGTCTGATGCATAATCAGTAAAGTTATCATCAAAGCTCAATGGTGTCTGCATGTATGCTACAAACTTGTATCCAGCATCTGTTGTGACTTGATAGTTGTGTCCTATCGAGGGGAAGTTTGCAAACAGTGTCTCTATTATCTTGTTGATGTGAGTTACATACTGAGTCCATATCGTTATGCTGTATGTTATTTTTACAAACTTTGGGTATGGTATTGTGATAATCTCATAGATGTGATCACCGTTAAGATTTGTCAACAACGTAGGATCGCCAACAGTCTTTGATAGATTATTTTTATTTCTTCTTGATGTAGACGTTCCAGGAGCAGCTTGATTACCAGGGGCTATATTGGTTAGAGTGAAGTTCCCAGTATTCGACACATTATCTTGATTTTTTATTTTTTGTTGGTTGATGATATTTTGATAGTTTGGATCTTTCTTAGAAAGTCTGCGCTTTATGACAAGATCGCCTCGTTCTCTTGAGGAAATACCTGAGCCATAACCACCAACATTTGCATCATGATCTATCTTTTTTCTATGAATTGATATAATTGGTAGTATTAGTGCGTTATTTTTATCACGTATCGGTTTGTTTCTTTGAGACACAGCAAATCGTTCACCTGAAGCGAAGACGACTGGAACTTTTTTCATTGTCCCGTCTACTGATATTTGTATGATTATATCTTTGTCGAAAAGATTAAACATCGATCTATCCATATCAGCGATGCCGCATGAAGGAATCGTAAAGTCGTCAGGAATCTTCCCTGACTCCCAACCTGTTCTTAATTTTTTATCACTCATGGTTCACCATCGCCGTAGAATGCGGAATCAGAGTTCCCATCTGTTGTTCCATCTGACTCATCGTATACCTTAACACCTGCCGGACCTGTAAGTGGTGCACCTATCTTTGCAGTAAGCTCACGGGTATCTCCTGTTGGGTCTCCGGCGGCGTCAGTTGCAAATCCGCGCTGTTGTACGAATTCTTCTTGAACAGCATTGGCGTCTGAATATTTTTCAGATGTAGGCCCAAGAGCTGGCATATTGATTTGTCCTTTTCTTGCTTGCTTTCCGATTAGTTTGATCCCAGTGTAGTGCTCTGTCTGCCCAAATACATTGTCGATAAATGTTGCAGTAAGAACTTCAAAGAAAATATCACCATAACTAAAAAAGTCGCCCTCTTTACATTTGATTTTTTTGTCAAGTAGATCGCGATGTTGTATGAATACGTCGAGTTTGTATATTTCCTCGAGACCAAAGATATTAGTCTTTACTTCTTCAGGCGAGAACTCTACAAGCACATCTATTTCGATCGGTGTCTCGAAAACCTTGTTGACTGATTCTTCGTAGACGTCATGTATCTGAGTCTTTACGATAGAAACTGGGTAGTAGAATATACGCTGCCCAACAACGTCTTTGATTACTTCTTTTGTTATGTCAGAGATAAAATCTATCTCTCTTTTTGTAATAAATAGTCTAGACATTGCTTATCCCATGAAAACGGCTTTGCCGTTTGGCATTGGTATGAACTTCAACTGTTTTTGCATGTTCTCTGCTCTTAGAGCCTGTGTCTCTATAAGTTTGTCGTATGTCATACTGTCGAGCATTTCTTTTAGTTGAGTTATTAATTCTTTTTTGTCTTCTCTTCCTTGTGTTACTAATTCTGTACCGTTTAGCGTTAAATCTTGACCAGGAATTGGTATTTTAGAGAACTTTGAACGAATTAATCCGAGCTGCTCTCTTGACAATGCGAGGCACATTTGTCTGACCCACTGATGTCCCATAGAATTTATTTTTGAGAACTGAATGTTTCCAAAGGGTATATTCCCTAAACTAGACACGCCGTCAATTGTCTCGTCTGTATGACCAGTGTCAATTGGGTTATTAAATGTCCTTACACTTACGAAGATCTTCTGTGCACTTTCCGAAGTTGGTGATGGGTATATTCGTAGATTAGTTCCTTGAACTTTGTATGAGTAGTTTGAACGTCTTACTCTGTTTGAAAGGTCTAATTGAGATGCTCTTAAGATATCTTCGAAAACAGGCAAAACATAGAAGATTGTTTCCGGTGTGAACGACTCAAAGCTCATTTCGTTGTTCAAGTAGTTGACTGCTGATGTTGTATCGAAGAATCTGTATGCTGCCTGAGGAGAATAGTGAAACACTTCATTTATTTTTAGACGTGTTTTTGGGTTTTTATTTTGACTTCCGTCGAAAAGTGGAATAAGATCGCCCGCTCCATCTGTTTCTGTACCGAGTAGGTCTACATTCAGATTGTAGTCTTGCTTTCCAACAACCAGTGTTATAGAACCTGATATTACATCGTATGAGCCACCTATTCCGGCCTCTGATGCATATGGCTCAGCGAATCTGGTTAAGTATTCTAGATTGCTACGTGGGAACTTGTTTGCATGATCATCATATACAGGATCTCCTGTGTCATCTGTTGATATGACGCCAGTTGTGCTATTTTTATAAAGCAGATCGCCTGCATCATCTACAGACTGCTTTTTAGTAGGCATACCCATGAACTCCATGAGCTGTGATTTTGCCTGATATTGATTTAAAATACTGCCATATTCAAAAAGTGACTCTTCGAGGTTACCCCATATTTGTTTTTGTGTAAGTTCAACACTGAGTATGTCATCGCCTAATTTACGTTTGACGAATGTGATCATGTTGTCAGCTTCTACTTGAAATTCTGCATCGTCGTCAAATACGCCAAAGGGTGTTGGGTTGTTTGCTGGGTTAAAAGACATCTATTTTTTCCTAAGTTCTTTATGTGCTATAACGAAATACAATTCATTCAATTTATAAATATTACACAATATTGTGTTTTTTATTTTATATTTCTGCAATGTCTGCTCCCGTTAGGATTAAAAATTCATTTCCGATAAGAACAATATATGAGTCTTCTGATTTTACTCCAGCCATAACCTGAACGATTACACCGTATTTTACTTTTGATGTAGCTTCTGCAACCATTACTAATTGTCCTGTTGACATTCTAACTTCTCCATGTCGAACTCATTTACAATAACCAGTTTATTGTTGATATATGTTGTCCACGCAGAATTTTCAAGACCTGACGACCAGTCAGACAAAAGAGTTTTTGAAACTTGTTTGTTTGTTTGTGAACTAGTGTGTGCGACCTGTGCGATTAATACGCCGTACCCTATGAGTCTATTAGCATTTTTAAATACTGCTACAAGCTCTCCTTGTTCAAATTTGCGTGAATAAAAATCAAATAAATTCATTATTTTAGTATAGTTCGTTTATGTTTCTTGTCTTATCTAAAATTAACTGAACTTGTGATATTTTCTATATCGCCTTCACGATTATGAAATGTCTTGTTAAGACACGATCTACATTTATTATATATTTCTTAGAGACTTCATATACTTGATTTTTTTTATTATATTTTATAAATGCCTCTACTCTATTATTGAAAGACATTTTAGACAAAAAAAATGGGAGTCACCCGTAAAGGCAGCTCCCAAGTATTGATTATCTAAGCTAGATTTAGATAATGTGCATGTAACAAAAGTAATATGATTTATGCTACAGACACTCGATTATTGACTAAAATATTTAGTGAAAATGTTACTGCCACAACCATGGATCTTCATTAAGTTGTTTTTATACGCTTTTTGTTTCTCAGTTTCATTTTTTGTTGTTCTCATAATAAAACGATTTATTCTAACTTTTCCGTCTGTATACCAATAGTCTATTCCTGTCGATCCTTCGTACGTTAGTCCAATTTTTTCGTACCCTTTTCCTTCACCAAAACGTCTATCTGCGTACGTCATGATCCCAGAGTAATTGTTTTCTATTGCAAAACACTCTGCACAAGAGAATAATCTGCTTAGTCCTCCTACTACAGCTGTATCTCTCAATGTAGCGAATCTAGCTATTTCGAGCATACTCTTGTATTTCTGCTGTCTTGGTGAGCGTACTGAAAGCGCCGCTACTATCTCTTCATTATATTTTAGTGCAAAACATTCTTTCGACGGTGTGAATCCTGTGATATGGTTTTTCTCAAAGAACTCTTTTTCCTCTTGTTTTGTTATTTTTGATATCTTGCATTTTCTTGCGAATATTCTGTTTTTTGCTGTCCCTATTCTATATGATATTAATGACTTACAAATGTCTTTTTTATTATACCATTCATCACTGAATATGTGGATTAGAGATATATCGTTTTCGAGGCAGAGTTTTGTTTTATTGATATGTTTTCTTTTATCATACTCTTCTACTCTGTTATTATCAGAATGCCAATATAGTCCGTTAGCCTCTATTGCAACTTGTTTTGTGGGTACATAAACATCTAATTCTTTTGGCGAAATAGCATATCTGACTTTTGTATCGTATTCTACATTTTCACTTTCAATAAATGCTGCAATTTCATTCTCAAATTGTGATATATTGTTTGGAAAACATACTTGACACAATGATCCTCTTTCAAATGTTTGAAGAGTTTTTTTAGACGTTGTTTCACATTTTTTGCATTTGAACTCTAAATACTGTTCTTGCCTTGAAAAATAATCGTCAAAACTTGTGAGCAACTCAAAGTCATTTGCTCTATCGCTTATTCGCTGTTGAAATTTTATTCTGTCGAGCGTCTTTGTTTTACTCATTTGCTGGCGTGAGTTCAGTGTATGACGTTTTCCATAAAATGGATTACCTTCACCTGTATTATTCTCTGCTTGTTTTTTAACTCGTTCATCTGTCTCTTTTGTAAGTCCTTTATTCCAAGCTGTAGCCTTACCACCTTCTTTGCCAGCTACTGAAGATGCTATCTTTGAGCAATCTTTGCAGAATCTTTTGAACTTGTATGCCACATACCTTGTTTCGTTTCCACAGTGTTCACACATTGGTTGCTTTTTATAGATGTTCTTAATAGTATATTCTTTTGAGCTTAGCTTATGCTCACGCTGTAAGTGGTTTGAAAAATCTTTTCCGGTTGATTCATAGTTACATATTTCACATATCATACTGTCATTATACCCTTTTATGATATATATGTTTATTTCTTTACCTTGAAACAAAAAAAATGGGAGCCACCCGTAAAGGCAGCTCCCAAGTATTGATTATCTAAGCTAGATTTAGATAATGTGCATGTCAAGAATAGTTACTGTTCCGTAAAAGTCGGAACGAACCATTTTCTTGCCGTAGCGAGTCATTACACCCTTGCGAGGTGTGAAATCGTCGGGCTGGAAGATGGTAGGAGTAACGATGAGAGGAACGTACGGAGCGTAAACGTAACCAGTCTCAAGGTATGATCCACCCTTGAATCCAACAAGAATCTTGTTGCGTGGGAAGTAAGGATCTTTGTAAACAGTGAATCTGTTAGAAAGAGCGCCAACCTTCTCGGCACCGATTGAGAATGATGAACCGACCTGGCCCTGTCCGTCAAGCTTGTAATTAGGCTTGTACATGACACCGGACTCAAGGATAGTAGCAACATCAGGGCCAACTACGATGAAGTTAGCAGAACCGCGTAAAGTCTTACGGTGGATCTGGTTAGCAACGTCGATGATTGTCTCAGTCAATGTCTCGTACCACTCACGAACTGTACCTGTGAAGGCTAGTCCTTCGTAAGCAGCACTGGATTCGCCTACGTCAACTGTAGCACCGGTGTTCTTGTTCAAGAAGCGACCAGGAGCACGTGACCAGTAGAGGTTTGCACCATTGGCGCCAACTAGTAGGTCGTTAAGAATCTCACGGTCGATCTCAAGTGCAACCTGCTCGGATAGGATCTGAGTAAGTTCTACTTCAGCGTCCATTGAGTGGTATGCGTTGAGGTCTTGAGCGAGCTCTGGGGACCAACGAGCACGGAGCTTACGAGTCTGAGCTGTAACAGCAATTGACTCAATCTTGATGTCGATCTCAGGGATCGTATCAGTTCCAGCAGCGCCGACTGTTCCATCCATGTTACCTTCGAATGCAGGGGAACCGTCTAGCTCACCGAGTCCACCAGCTGCATCAGCAGCGAGTGTGTCAGCGAGTGGGTAGTTAAGTGTGTGTGTATCTGGAGTGACAGGTACGGCTGCTACTGTTCTCTGAACTAGCATTAGAACGTGTGTACCGGCCAATGGGTCAGCTACGAATGTACCTATGGCTGAGGTGCCACCGAGGACCCAGTTACCAACAACATTACAGCGACGTAGGTTGTATGAACCGTTTCCGGCAGCGCCGCCGGAGAGGTCGCCTGACTGTACTGAAGCAGCTACGCGATCTGCACCGATGACTGTAGAGGATATTGCCCATGACTTTACAGAAGAACGATCAGCAACAGTAGGAACTGTTCTAACGACTACTTCCCAACCAGTACCATCACCAACAAGTGGGTCGAATCCTGATATGGCCTGGGCAAATGTTGCCTGAGCTGCTAAGGCTGCTGCGGTGGTGCCGGTTCCGTCGGCGACGCCGTTGTTGTCGAACCAGAGCTGACCAGCATTAATATTTGCAACGTTAGTATCTGAACCCCAAGCACCAGCTGAGAATCCTGAGCCTACGAGGTCGTACTGACCACCGGCTGCATCTGCACCTGACTGTAGGCTACGTCCACTTCCGCTACCGTAGATTGACTCTCCGGCGCCGTAAGCATTGCCTACGTCGGTACCATAGGTGTAATCGAGATAGAAGAGCAGACCTGAAGGTAGGCTCATTGGCTGGATTGATACTAGTTCGTTAGCAACTAGTCCACCGAATACACGACGGACGATTGGGAATGCGATGTTAGTGAAACCACCAACTGCGCCTGATCCCATGGTGTTGCTCTCACGAAGAAGCTGTGCTGCCTGATTTTCAAGCATCATAGCCATGTTCTCGCGGTTAGTGTTCTCGAGCCCACGGAGAAGACCGGTACGTGACCACTTCTCAGTAAGGCGAGCACCTTGCTGTCCAACGTTACGAGAGCGGATGCCCTCGGTTAGCTGGTTTAATGTAAATTTCTTACTCATTTTGTTATGTTTCCTTATTATATGTAAACAATTAGTTATTTGTGCTTTTTTATTTTATGCTTTCGCAGTTTGTAAAAAGCCGTATTATTCAAGAATTACCTGGGTGTTTATTAAGACCGGCGAGAGTTGCCCAACGGTTCGGTGTACTGTCAGTAGACTCGTTAAGAGTTTTCTGAGTTGACTTCGTTCCAGCTGGTCTAGAGGAAGACCCAATGCTTCTTCTAGCGGCTGCTTCTGAAATTTGGCTCTTCTTAGAAGAAGTTTTTGCCGTCTTCAGAGACTTTGTTAAACCCTTGTATAAGAGCTTGACCTCACGCAATGTTTTTGCTCCATCAAGAGATTCGACGATGCCTCGTCTTTGCTCAGATGTTACGTTCTTATCCTGGACTAGCTTATTTACATATAGAAGCTTAGCATTAAACAGGTTCATCTCGGTTAATTGCTCACGTAAGGAATTTATAACCTTAGCGTATTCGGCAACCTGGCCGTTAAGAGTTGCAATTTGTGCAGACTCATTTGTTTTGTTTGTGTTACGAGTTCTTTCAGTTGTTCTTGCACTTTTCATTTCTCTAAGTGCTGCAACAAGTGATTCCTCGTTAATTTCTAGCATTACTTCATCATCTTCAGGAGCTTCAGGAGCTTCAGGAGCTTCTTCACCTTCAGGTGGAGCCTCTTCATCTTCTAATTCAAAATCAAGCTCTTCGTCGTCGGACATTTCTTCGCCTTCGGGGGCTTCTTCGTCTTCAGGAGCTTCTTCTGCATCAGCATCAGTGATAAGAATGTTTGCCATGTCGAATTCGCCGTCTTCATCTGGCTCGCCAAGATCAAGCATTAAGCGAAGCTCGTTAAGTGCTTCC